CTTGAATCCGTTCCTCAATAGGCAAGTGCAAAACATCTGAGAAGACTGCTTTGAATGCTTCTTGAGCCACTTCGCGCTTTTCTTCTTTGCTAAGTTCGGGCATTTGCTCTTCATAATCTTTTCTTAACTCTGCATCAGAGATTGTTTCTTTGACAAATTCTTCAGCCATTTCTGCAACATAGATTGGCAATGGATCACAATCTTCAAGATGAGCAGTTTTACTTTCTACTTTTGCTTCTTCAAACTCAATCTCTTTCTCTTGTAACTTTAACTTCTCTTTCTCAATCTTAAATCGTTCTTCTTCAAGTTCGGCATCGTGCTTTGCTTTTAAGGCAATCAATTTCTCTTCTCTTCTAATGTCTAGCAGACGATTTCCAACCAATATTAGAACAATAGCAAGTGGGTCAAGAACTGTCACTATCAGAAGAATAACATACTGAATTGCGTGTTCTAGGTCAGTATTGAAGACTTTCGCCATAACCACTACTGGGCCTATATGTGCCTCTTGTGCTACCTGAGACACACGGATTTTAGGTATTTCCGCATCTAAAACTACAATTCTATCATTAATTCGCTTAGTTTCTTCACTGAAACCATCCATTAATTTCACTCTTCCGCGGACATATTCAGCAGGAAGTGCAGCAATTTGCTTGTCTATCTCAATCTTTCTTGCTTCTAACTTTGTCTTCTCAGAAACATCGGCTTCTAACTGGATATTAGAAGTCTTGTTAGAAGAGATGGAGTCCTGAAAGTGCTCTACCAGAAATCCATATGACCCGACTGCAGTGATAGTCATCAAGATGATAATTGCTGGAATGAGATATACTTTCATTCCCCAGGCAAGTCTATCAAAGTGTTTGTAGAGTGCGGTCACTGCTCCCAACTTGGCCAGGTCAAGAACGACGGCCATTGCGATGATAGCATAACTTGACCCGAAGGTAGCAACCAAGCCCAAAATAGACATAAAGGTTGCTACTACCTCAACAGAGAAGGCAGCGAAGAAGATTGAGAGAGCAAATAACATCAGATTTGGATTAGGTCTTCAAGTTTAGTTCCGTGATTTGCGACTGCGATGACATTTGCTTCATCTGATTTCCAAAGTTTGCCATCTTGAAATTCAAAACCTGTTGTCCATTTCAGTGGCTCGATAAATACGAAATCATCGGTCTTGAACTCAGTAACTTTGTCTCCAGTGTTTATCACTTTTGCCCATCTTGGATTATGCTGCTCTTGGACATCTTTGTTGGTCATAATGATACCAGACTTTGTCTTAGGGATAAACTTACCGCCCATTGCTGAGTCGATAAAAGCAAAAGTAAAATTCTTACCAAAGGGCTTTACATCTGTTGTTTTATTCTTGGCTCTGAGAACTTCATTTGACATTTTTTGTGTCCTTTTTAGTTACTGAGAATTGAATGTCGCCAACAACTGTTTCGACATCATCATTCACCACATTCCAATCAGCGTTCTTAATTGCTTCAGGAACTTCTCCAGCCTTAGGTTTAGCCTTTGATGATTTCTCATCGACAAACTTTTGACGGGTAGTTACATTGATGCTTGTTGGGATATTAGCCATTTCCTGTTTGATTTGTAGTAAATCAAAATCTACTTTGCTTCCTTTTGCGGAAGTTGTTATCTTTGCCATTAGTGTTCTCCTTTAATCTTGGTAAATGTTAAACTACTTTCTAACTCAGTTGGTTCATATCCTAATTCATTTACTTTGTATTGGCCCCTTTATATTATCCTGACATAATTTTTCATCTAACTTTGTCATTCTTCGCCTTTAAAAAATTCTGAATAGTGTATCCCATACTTCAAGCAATCTACTGAATGCAATCCCAATAGGTAGAGAATGTAAAGTGAGCAGGAACTTCCGCGTCCTACTCCCCAAACCACTTTCTTCTCTCTAAAGGTTCTTACAATGTAGATAATCAACTTCAATGTGTCTAATAGTTCGTATTTGAGGAATAATTCATACTCCTTCATTACTCTATTTATAGTCTCCCCGGAGGCACCTTTTAGAATTCGTTCTATTTCTAACTCGATATCAATCTCTGGAATGTTGTAACCAATATCCAAGTCTTCTAGAGAATTCTTAGTCTGCACCTTTGGAAAGGCTAGCATATTAAACTGCCGAACTTCATCTGTAATCTCAGTAACTGCAAGTTTGTCAGTGGGAATTTTTCTGAGATAGTAGTTAAGATGTTCAGGACTTATCTCTGAAATCCCATCATACCAGAGAACTCTATCTTTTAATTCTGTCTTCATCAGAATACTTTACTCTAAACCTGTTTTGGCTCTGTTCCGTGCCAGGTTGCTGAAAATTCAAATGCAAGTTCTGGGTCTTTGAACCAAAAATAAAAGTCCAGACCTGGTCTATGCAATCGCTGACCTCGCTCAAATGCTGACATCACAAAGTAATATGCGCCAGATACTCTTACCGTCCAGTGACTATCTATAAACTCTTTAAGTCTTTCTAAATCATTGAAGTCAGTGGGAGTCTCGATATTTACTGCCCACAGTTTATCTTTGCTAGACATTGACATTCTTCCCCTCTAACTGAAACGATGAATAAACAGAATTCCAAACTAATTGTTTAGCAGTCATATAGGCATTATCAATCTTGAATACTGTAATACCGGCTCTACAGAGAAAATCAATGGCTTCATTTGAAGCACGGTCATAATCTCGCAAGTAATACACTTCCTTTATCCCTGATGCTTCAATCAATTTGGCGCACTGCATACACGGAGACACTGTTTGAAGTATGGTAGCACCATCAGTTGCAATTCCGTGTTTGGCACATTGACCTATTGCATTTGCTTCTGCGTGTTTCTCAAAGCGCTCTGAAAATAATCGATGCTGGGCTTTCCCTGCTTCTGAATGGACATCATACTCTTTATGAATTGAGTTACAGTGCTGGAACCCTTTGGGTACTCCATTCCAACCTGACGAAATTATTCGACCATCTTGGATGATGATGGATGCAACCCTTACTCTTGCGCAAGTGGAGCGCTTCTCAAAGGTGAGAACGATGTCTGAGAATGTTTGGATGTCTTTAGGTGATAGCATAGGAGCCCTTTTGCACGAGATAAATACATTATACACTGGTTGGATGGTGAAGTAAAATGGAAAATGGCTGGAAATTCAAAGGTAGAGAATTGCAAGATACCGACATAATCGAAGATGCTGTTGGGTTCATATACCTCATCACTCAACTTTCTACTGGCAAGAGATACATTGGCCGGAAACTGATGACCAAAGCCGGAACTAAAACAGTCAATGGCAAAAAGAAAAAAATTAGGCTTCAATCCGACTGGAAAGATTATTGGTCATCATCTCCTCAAATCAAAGAGTGGATAAAGGAAGCAGGCGGAACACACGATTTCAAGAAAGAGATATTGGTCTTCTGCACATCTCGTGGGTCACTTGTTTATTCAGAAGAAAAAGCCCTTTATGTAATGGGAGTTCTAGAGAATGATGACTTCATTAATTCGAATATCCGGAGCAAATGTTACCGGTCTTGGGTCAAGGCAGAAGATGCAAGAGCACTAAATGAAGTGCTCAAGACCTTATGAACAAGCAACACAATCCTTACTAGCCTTCACCCCAGACTTTGAGTGAATGTAATACAAACTCTTTAGGTTGGGGTCTTCAAATGCAAGCTTATGAAGATGAGAAATCCAGCGTTCATCTTCATTCGCATCCAAGAATAGATTTATAGACTGTGCTTGGTCAATATCTGGTTGTCGTTGAGAAGCAAGTCGCAGAACTACTTCCTGATTGATTTCAAATGCTGTCTTGAATACTAATTTCTCTTCTTCATTTAACCACTCAACACCTTGAACAGAACCATCTGCATCAATGACTTCCTGAATATGCTTCTTGGAATATACTTCCTTGCTCTTCATCAGTTTTACTAACTCAGAATTGATACGCTCAATTTCTCCACCTGCAGTAAGTTGAGTAAAGGTCATTGCCGGGTCTGGGTTAATTCCCTCTGACACATTGCCAATGAGAATAGCAGAACTCTTCGTGGGCGCTACTGCCATACGATGGGTATTTCTAACACCATATCCCTTGCACCATTCAGGTTCTCCAAACTCTTTAGCCATCCATTGAGAAGCAGCCAAACTCTTTTGGTTGATTTCTTTGAAGACGTTCTTGTTGAAAAATTGGGCCGCTAGTCCTTCAAAGGCCATCATATGAGATTGCAAGTATGTATGGAACCCACAGACACCGAGACCAAGTGCTCTACTCTTCTCTGTAAATCTAACTGCTGCTTCTAGTCCTTTTATCTTTCGTGCCTTCACAATGAAATCCTCTGCTACACAGTCCAAGAAGATTGTCGCCCAGTGAATAGTGTCCGTATCTTTCCACTCATCATACCTTGCCAAGTTCAATGACGATAATACGCAGGTAAAGGTATGGTCCTTGTCTGACATCAACGCCACCTCTGCGCATAAATTGGACGCCTTTACTTCTAAGCCCAAATCTTTATACATCTGTGGTGACTGGCGATTTACATTTCCGTGAAATTGGAAATAGCCCTTGCCTGTTACCATCTTCAACTTCAGTGCTCGCTGAAATCTAGCGAGTGCATCTTTGTCTCCTGACTTCAATCGTGCTTTGAATTCATCAAAGATAACCCACCCTACATTCGCATCATCCGGATTAGCTTGCACCCAATCTGCCAATTCAAAGAAATCGCCGTGGTCAATTGGAAGATATCCAGCATATGCTCCTCGACGAGCAGTACCTTGAGCAACATCTCTAGTCATTTGAACTAGCATACCAAACACCGACACTACGCCTGAGGCTGTGCCTCCAACAGATATTTTTGAGCCTCGTGGTCGTATGTTTCCCAAATATCCTGAAGTACCAAATCCGTTCTTAGTGAGCATTGCTGACTCAAGTGAATGAGAATAGAACCCGTGAATTGAGTCCTCGACCAATCCGCCTGAGCAAGATACTGATAGACCCCGGTTAGTTCCCATATTTGCCAAGACAGGAGTAGATGGTGAAAGCCAACCTCTCCAAAGCATATTGAAGAATTTATCAAAGCCTTCCTCTTGATACTTTTTAGGTAGATGAGAAGCAGCAGTCTTTGCAATTCTTGTGAATTGCTCCTTCACAGTATCTGCTTCAAACAAGTACTTTGACTTGAAGAATTGCCAGGCAGCAGTGGTGTAAAATTCTGGCATACTACCATCCATTTGCATCTGCTTACGCTCTTCACTCAACTTTTTATAGAGGTTGTCGTGACTTGTTGTTTCTAGATTGACTAAGGTATTTGCATTCATTTTGAGTACTCCGCATATTCAAAGGCACTTTCGTCCCAATTTCTGTTGTAGTTTGAACCAATCCCTGAAAAGAAATCATTGAATGAGTAATTGTTGATGCCTTGATAGAACCAAGCAGCAATTGGATTGTAGGGTGTGTCGTAAAGTTTTGGATATCCAAGTTGTTCAAGACAGACATTAATTCGGGAATCCACAAAGTGATGCATTTGCTTGAGCGTAATTCCCTCAATGTTACCCTCTTCAAAAATCATCTCACTAATAGCGTGCTCGTGTTCTCTAATCTGCTCACATAACTTGTCAATGACTACTTTCAATTCTACTTCTTCTGCTTCTGACAAATTCAGTTGGCCTTTAAGAGCGCAAAAAGACCAAGCCCCTGCAGTTGAGTGCAATTGTTCATCTTTGACCGTGAAATTTATTCCTCTGACAACATTGAGCAATTTGTTTTTGCCTTGACTTTGAAAGTGTTTAAGGAATGCAAAGTTCGAATAGAGGATAACACCCTCAACCATTGAGAATGCTGCTAGTGAATACAAATCGTTCTTTGAAGTAACTACCTCATTGATAAAATCCATTCTTGCTTGAAGTACTGGGCTCTTTACATACTCAAGATAGAATTCATCATTGTCTAAGTGCAATGCTTCATTCAACTTTCTGTAAAATGGTGCGTGGATTGCCAACTCGAACATACTGAATACGGAGGCCATTCGCTGGAATTCCATACGCTTGAATATCTTTACATAGGAACCGTTCCAATATTCTGCTCCTGCAAACAATTCATACAGAGTAAAGAGTTTCAAAACTGTCTTTACTCCGTGACGCTCTGCGGGTGTCATATTGATTAGGAAATCCTGAACATCTTTTTCTACTTTTATCTCATCTGGGAACCAGACGATTTCTAGGGCTTTGTTTGCAAATTCAACTGGCTCTTTATAGTGCTCAACTACTAAGGACTCCGGAACTTGTAGAATGTGGGGCTTATTTTTTGCGGGAGACATCTTTGCCTTTCTTGTTATGAAATTTTAGTATTGTGTTACAGTTTTAGTTCGAATAGTTTTCCACGAAGGTCCGTAGTGTTGTTACACGAGATAACCACCCATTCAAGAATTTCTCTTGAGATGGATTTAGTTCAACAATCTTACGATACGAGGCTTCCCGCTGGTCCAAATATTGGGAAGCCATTGCATCTTTATCACACGCGTCATATGCAGACTGAGTGCCTGGTCCAAATTGACCATCGTCGTGTAAGCCAAGTGCGCGTTGTAGAAATTTGATAGCCTTTGGAACACCGTGATTAACAGCAGCGTCAAAGATTAAGACATCCAAAGGACCTTGAAATGTATCACACTTAGCGTGGTTCCAATAGCGTTGAAGATAGATATCCATCGCACCTTCTAGAGTGAGCGTTTGAATATCAACATCTACATTGGAATTTTTGGCAACTCCAAATTTCGTTTCGCCACCGCTATCTCCTTCAACATTACAATATCCAGTCTTTACTTTTTGTTCGTGAGAAGAGCAAAGACCATCTATTGTTTCTTGGTCTTCAGGGTTAAACCAATGTCCTACTTCGAATTGCATAGTGAGAGTGAATGCTTTCTTAAAGTCTTCTGAAAATTCCATTGTGATAGTTCCTACGAGTTGAAATGTATAAATCTATTTAATGGAACCGGTCAGAGTAACGAGCAGAAAAGTTCATTGATTATATTAGGCAAAAAGCAAGTCATCTATCGTCAATGTTTTGGAAACCTTTTGGAACAAGTCAAATGGAGAAATTACGCAATTGACTATTGCATCTGAAAGTTCATCTTTGCCAAACGGATTGACTAGACCTTGACCCTTTTGTAGAACTGGGTAAATCAGCTTCTGTTCAGGAACAAGTTCAGATACAGTAATTGGATAATATCGTATTTTGGAATCCTCAGTGCAGAATGTAAAGGTATCAAACTCTTTCCCCATCAATGAGGCAATGGGGATAACATCTACATATGTAGTCTCGTGGTCAGCGATTAAAATAAACCACGATGCAGGCACATCAAATTTGAAGCCTTTTATTTCTAAGGTAATAGCCGGACCAATATATTCTTCAAGATAGAGAATTGGTGTCAGCATAAAATCTAAATGCTTGGTAGAAAATGTCCAATAGCGTTCTATGGTAATTGGGTCATTGACAGTCTCGAGGAAAAGTGCTCTATTATATTCAGGTAAAATTAACAACTTAGTTCTCCTTTATTGGATTTTGCATCCCGATAGGATTTGGGATACCATAAATTAGTCCATTCGAGAAACTGATAACTTCTTTATAGGTGTTAGTTTTCAAAATTTGGCTAATTTGGTCATTGACATTTGCTTGCTTATGGACTACTCCAATGTATTCATAAATTTCACCAGATTTTGTAATATGTTCTTCGCTAGTAAGTATTTTTATTTTTTCAAAAATATCAACATTGCCTAGTTTAGCAATTGGGTGTCCAAGTGGCTTATAAGTAATTTCAGAGTTAAGATGAAGTTTAATATTTCCATCTCTAATAACATCTCTAATAACATCTTCTCTTATTTTGGAAATTTCATTCACAATACTTAAATGAAGCAAATACGACTCCAGCATTACTGTAAGCACATTGAATATTAACCAATACAATACTATTTCCATTGCTGTCAAATTTGGAAATATGATGCCAATAAGTGCCAATATCCCAACGCCAGTTGAAAGTATTCGTATTAAAGAGAAGATGTTCATTAGTTCGCCTTAGAAATTATGCAGTGATTGCTTCCATAGCACTTTCGAAATTTTCGTACTCTGTTCGCTCATTTTCGAAATCGTCCTTATACATAGTCTTGACTAGTTTATTGAACAATTTACCAGAGATACCCATTGTGTCAATTGCTTCAGTTCGAATATCTTTGATAGCTTCATTTTCAGTAGCAAGATTGCGCTTGCAAAGTACCGCTTCTTCTAGGAAGCCACGCAATTGGGCTTTCTTAGATGGGTCTGCCATAATAGCATCGATGTCAAATTCTACTTTTGCTTTCTTAGTCTTCTTCATTTTAGTTTTCCTTTTAGTTTAGTTTGTTCCGGAACTGCCAAATCCGCCTTCGCCACGAGAACTTTCAGTATTTTGCCACATATCTTCGGGATTACTTTCTGCTAAGATATGAGAGCCAATAGGAAGTAGAAGTGCTTGAGCGATTTTTTCACCAGGAGAAACGATAGAGGTTGAGACACCTGAGTTTATCAAATGGATATGCACTTGACCAGAATATCCGTGATCGACCACACAAGCACCAATGGTCAATTTTCGTTTTGTTGCGATACCAGATTTGTTCATAAAGACCAAAGCATAACCCTTGGGGACATCAACCTTGATACCAGAAGGTATTAGAACAGCATCGCCGTGTTGAAGAGGTGTTACTGGGAATTTTGCGGGAACAAAAAAGTCATAACCCCCATCGGTTTCATTTGCTTTGGCTGGGGATTTTACATCGGCTACTTTACAGAATTTTAGAACTTTATCAGACATACTCTACTCCTTTAGTTTTGAATATGAGTAATTATATCACGCTGATAAAGGAAAGTGAAATGGATTACTACAAATTGTCTCCATAGACATCTTTGTCCCAAGTATCATCCTCTACTAGCCATTGACCCTTATGGAAATGGATAGGGCCCCAAATGCCGAGTGGGCAGGACGAATAGCGGAGTTTTACTTTGACAGGCATAAAACAC